AGGCCCTATTACGCCTCTACAACGGGCATTGTGTGGAAGGGTGAGACAGGCCAGGCCGACGCTGTTACGGCTACTGACAGCCAGTCTATAGCTTATAGCGGGCGCACAGCATTTAGTTTCTACGGCTCAAGAGCTAATTACAAAGCCTTCAAAGATATAAGGCCAATTGTAAAGGTAAAACGAGGTATTACATTAAACCTTGGATTGGATACTGACTTTAAACGGCAAGCGACGGTAACAGCGGTTGCAACGCCATCAGGCACGTTTACACCCTGGGGTAGTCCGTGGGGGTCGCCTTGGTCAGCGGAGGTTGAATATGTGTTTGATAGGTACGCCGCCAGGGGTCAAGGCCACTGCGCAGCGGTGCGTTTTGGGGGTTCTATAAAAAACTCAACCATGCAAATACTTGGTTTTGAAATACGTTATGACATGGGTGGACAGGTGTAACTATGGCTAAAAAATCAGCACTGGCAAAAGACCCAAAAACGGGTCAGAAAAAAGAAACTAAGCCGAAGCCAGATACACAGGCCGCTAGAACATCTTACCTATCGACCGTTCGCAACTTAGAGAATTTGGAAAAGGGTTCGCCTGAATATAACAAAGCAGTCGAGCAAGTTCGAAAGTTTGGTAAAGAGCTTGGATACAACACCGGTCGAGTTGATACGGCGATCAACAAATATACCGGACGCCAAGGACCAGCACAGACCGAAAGAATTCAACAAGGCATGGGCGGATTAGTTGAGGAAGGGATTCAACAAGCGAGACAGTTTGATCCGAGCACATTCCAACAGCAGTACGAACCAGGCTTTCAGCAAGGTTTACAAAAAGAATATGAGCGAATTTACGGAGCTTTCGAGCGTCAAAACGCCGACAGATTCGGGAGAGAGCAACAACAGTTACAGCAAAGTTTAGTAGAGCGAGGACTTGATCCTTCGGGAGAAGCCTACAAAGCTCTAAACAAAAACTTGTATGAGCAGCAAGAAGCAGCACGGCAAGTTGCCAAAGATGCTGCAATGAGTCAGGCCTATACAGCTCAACAGCAATTCTATCAACAGGCCGCCGGTTCAGCTTTATTACCAGGACAAGTTGCTGCGCCATATCTCGATTTATACGGCCAACAAGCACAAATGAATTGGCAAACTAGACAGGCTGAACTAGAGCGTCAAAACAAAGAAAAACTTGCCAAAATGACTGGTGGTGGTGGCGGTGGAGGAGCTAGTGCAGCGGAAAGACAATGGGCACAATATATGATGAACCAATATGCCCAACCTCAACAACAGGGACAAAGCAATTTGAACGCTGCTACCCAAGGGTTAGCACAAGGTGTGGGTGCAGGAATAACAGCGGGACTATTACGATCGAAATAAGTATATGGCTGATACAGAATTGATTGATGCTCTAAGCGGCCTTGATTATGCGCCAGTAGAAACTGGTTGGGGTATCGGTGCGCAAAGCATAGCGCAAGCGTTACCATCGCTTACGAATCCTTATGCAAGCCCTATATCAAATCTTGGTGTGACTCTCGGTGGAGCTTTGGTTGCTTCCTTGCTTGGTTATCAAGCCAGGAAAGAGGCTTTCGACATGGGATTACAAACTCAGAAGTATGCAAATCAACTAATGCGCTTAGAGACTCCAGAGGCTCGCACTAGCTTCTTAGAAGCGTTACCAAGCGATGTTGCTGGAACAGCTATCAGCGGTAGACTTGGGCGATTGTCAACTGCCTTGGGCCGACAGCAGGCTTTACAGAACGCTTTACTCGGGCAAGAGAAACGAAGGTTGGAAACATTAGCACCTTTAGAGGTTGATATTGCTCGTGCTAAAGAATTAGGGGTTTCTTTGCCTGGTTTGCGAGAGTTAGATCAACAAAGAAAAGAACAAAGAGCTGCTTTATTAACTGGAGCTTTAAGCGCTACTACACCTAGTGCCTCAATGCCTTCTGCAACATCTGGAGATCTCCTTACAAAACCAGAAGCCTATCAGTTTTTAACTAAGCCAGAACGAGAAGCACAAGAAGCAAGGCAGAAACTAGAAACGCAAAAGAAGGAACAAGCCGATGCGCTTCGCAAGGAGTTTTCTTCTTTGCCAGAAGTGAAAGACTATTCTTTGATCGATACCGCTTCTCGTGTTGTCGCTCAGGCAGTAAAAGATCCGAGCGCTGTGGCCACACAAGAACTTGTGAGACGAGCTGTTCAGTTAATTGAACCGGGAATGGCTGTACGAGAAGGTGAACAGGCTGCGATCATGAATAGTCAAAGTATTCCTGATCAATTTAAAGGTGAAATGGAAAGAGCTTTAGTTGGTGAGGGCGGTCTATCGGAGGAAACTAGAGCTGGCATCATGCGAATAGCGGAGCGAGCTTATCGGGCACAATCTCAAAAATACAAAGCAACAAAAGATTACTACGAAGGACTGGCAAAGGAACGACAATTACCAAGTCGATCCGTTTCATACCTCGGAGATCCTGCCTCTTGGGAATCAATAGCTGGTGGTGGAGGAGTATCTAAGCAAGAAAAATTAAAAGGTATCTTACAGCAATTGCAATCGACTGTAGATCCAACCGAAATCGCTGCGCTGAAACAACGAGCCGCCGATATTTATAAGGAGCCGTAAATGGCTACAGAACAAGAACTCTTTGAGCAAATTCAAGGTTATTCAGCACCAAGTGTTCCAGCTGAAAAATTGGCTGAGTTTGCAAGTGCTCGTGAAGCAGTTTCACAGGCTCAACAAAAAGTAGATCGATTAAGTCAATTATCAGCTGCACTCAGTGGCACTTCTCAAGGATTAACATTTGGGTGGGGTGATGAGGCTATTGCTGGCCTACGCAGTTTATTCGGCGGACGATCCTATTCCGAGGAGTTAGCTGATGAGGCTAAAATGCGTCAACAAATAGTCGCAGAATCGCCAAAAACAGCTTTGGGATTCGAATTAGCAAGTGGTTTAGGCTCTGGCTTGTTGGGTGCAGGTATTGCAGCTCCAGGCCTAGCCTCTCGATTGCTGCTCGGTGCTACTGGAAAAGCGGCGCCAACAGTTGGGCAATTAGCTGCCATTGGAGCTACGCAGGGTGGAATTGTTGGTGCCGGTACTGCTCAACCTGGTGAACGATTAGCTGGCGGAGCTGTTGGAGCAGGAGCGGGAGCAACGCTTGGAACTGCGTTGGGTAAAGCTGGTCAATACCTATCACAATATGCTCTTGAACCTTTTTACACTGCAGGCCGAGAGGCCGCAGAACGAGGAGCGGTTGGATTAGGCGGAGCAGCAAGATATACGCCAGAAGAATATCAATTAGCTAAAATACTATCTGAGACAAAACCTGAAACAGTATCAACCGCTGAAACAGCCTTGATAAGGGCTGGCGAATTAGGCAAACCCGTATTTATACCAGAAGCGGTACAAAGTCCGTCTCTGTTTCAAGAAGCAAAGTTCATCGCAAATTATCCAGCGAGCAAAGAGATCGCAGGGACAGCGATTGAGCAAAGAGCGTTAGACGCCACAGCACGAATTACAGAAAGCTTAGACGTTGTAAATCCAGAACGTAATGTTACAGCGGGTGCAAACAAGCTAGTTGAAGGCGCCAAATCCTTACTTGATGACTTAGGAGTTGCCAGAAAGGAAGCAACACAGGGTTTATACAACGCAGCGTTTGAAAAAACTCCCGAACTTACTAGCGGAGATAGTCTTGAGTTAATTGCAAAAAACCCAAGAATTCAACAGGCGATCAAGACAGTCAGAAAAGAACTACCAGAACTAGGCGAGTTGCCTGATAGCAGCATCGAGGTTTTACACCAGGCGCAACAATATCTGAGTGGTAAAGCGAGAGCAGTCAAAAACAAATTTACAGCTGGCAAAATCAAGGATGCTCGTGACGAGTTAATGGCGGCAATTAAAACAGAATCGCCTGAGTACGAACAAGCCACCAAAGTATTTGCGCAAATGTCAAAGGGGCTTACTGCGAAAGAGCAAAGCAAAATAGGCTTTTTAGCAAACGTGAGCCCTGACAAGCCAGGCACCATTGGTAAAGTATTTGCGCTTGATGCTGACACCATTGCTAGTTTACGGGATGATTTTGAACGTGCTGGTAAACTGCCAGAGTGGGAGTCAGGTGTACGATCCTATTTACAAAGAGCGGTCGATCTTGCGCCAGATGAGCGAAATCCGATTAACAAAATTATCGGATCTCCTGCTCTTCGGTCTAAGTTGAAAGCAGCACTTGGCGACAAATACGATCGTATCATCGAGCCTTTAACTGTTGAACAAACCATTCTCAAAGGTCAAAGAGAGTACTTTGCTGGCTCGCCTACAGCTCCTTTGTTGCAAAGGGAACAAGCTGTAGAGGAAAGTTTAGGCGCTATTCAAAAGGCTATGAAGCTGTTTACCGACCCAATTAAAGAGGGCGGAAAGATGCTCAAGTCAGTTTTGGGTGGTGATAAAAACGCTGAGTTTTATCAAAACTACGCACGTCTCTTATTCTCTAGTCCTGAACAGGGATTGGAAACCATTAGCCGAATTCGCAAACTTACAGAAGGGCTACGAGCCGCAAGAACTACAGGAGAAAAAGCTGGAGCGGTTATTGGCACAACGGCTGCAAAAGAACCAGCGGTAGGGTTCAAAACGATTCAAGAAACAAAGAAAGCAAAGAAGGACAAACTACTCAGTGTAGGTGGTGCCGTCGCTACAGCCGCTGCGACCACTGAACTTGACGACCTAATGAGTCAAATTCAGGGTTACGAAGCTACTCCCGCAGAACAGCCGAAGCCAACTCCCATTAAGGTAGGCAAACAGAACATCAGCCTTCCTACTGGCGAGCAATATGCACCGGCTGACTTAGTGCAGGCTGTCATTAAGGTTGAATCTGGAGGCAAAGCAGAGGCCGTCAGTGGCAAGGGAGCACGAGGGTTGATGCAGCTTATGCCTGGCACAGCTAAAGAGCTTGGCGTTGATCCTAGCGACCCACAAGAGAACGTAGAAGGTGGTAGCCGTTACCTGCAACAACAATTGGATCGGTTTGGCAGTCGTGAACTTGCTTTGGCAGCGTACAACTGGGGACCAGCCAACGTACAGCGAGCTATTGATAAGATAAAAGCAGACGGCAAGAAACCAACTTGGGCGCTTGTCAAAGAGTATGTAAAGGTTCCTAAAGAAACTAGAAACTATGTGGATAGAGTTTTGAGTTTTATATGATGGATATTGCTGCCATTGAAAAGGAAGCCATTTCTTACGAACGCTTTTTAAAACGTGTTTACGTTACTCCTACGCAGTGCTGGCAGATGACAGGATGGCACGACAAAGATGGCTATGCTCATTTTCATAGGTCCGAGCATAAAAGCAAAGCTCACCGCATTAGTTACGAATGGCACAAAGGCAAAATTCCTGACGGCTTGACTATAGATCATCTTTGCAAAAACAAAGGATGTGTAAACCCCGACCATTTAGAAGCAGTCACAATTCAAGAAAATGGTCGTCGGCACAATGCTGCTGGATACAAAAAATGGTGGGCGCAACTTTCTGATGAAAAACGCCAAGACTTTATTAATAATGTGTCAGTTAAAGCGTCGCAAAAGGCGGCAACAATAAAGAAAGCAGCAACGCATTGTCGTCGTGGACATAAATGGAAACCAGACACAACATATACAGCACCGAACGGTCAGAGACGATGTAATGTTTGTTTTGCAGATGTTCAAAAACGAGCAAGATTAAAAGCAAAGGAGAGATAAATATGTGGTCGGGCGGAACGTACACTAAAGGCAACGCATCAACTGGTGGATGGACTGGTGACGCATCACTCGGTATTGGTATCGAGGCTGGTCGGCATGACACTCAGGATAACGACTTTGCCACTGGTATCAATCAGTGCCTAAACAAAGACGGCTCTAACGCTGCCACTGGCAATTTAAATGCTGGTGGTTTTAGAGTAACTAACTCCGCTGCTTCAACCGCAAGAACGGATCTCGCTCAGGTCGCTCAAGTTCAGGATGGTGATTACATTTGGTTAGGCACTACAGCAGGAACAGCAACGGCACAAACAGCTTCGGCAACTCCCGCTATTACAGCATACAAAGCTGGTCAAAAGTTTAGGATGAAGATTGGTAGTGGCTTGGGATCTACTGGATCGAATGTTACCGCACACACCATCAACATAAACTCTATAGGAACAAAGAATATAGTTGAGCAAGATGGCGCGAATCCAACAATAGGAAGTTGGGTTGCAGGCGCAATTATAGAATTAGTATATGACGGAACGAGCTTTGTAATTACAAATGATCCAAGTGGATGGCAAGATTGGTCGCCCAATTTGCGAAGTGGAACTGCCACTGTAACGACTCCTACCTATATTTTACGCAAGTTTATTAAACAAAATAAATTGGTAACTATGCACTTTAATTTCAATTGTGCAATTACCGTGGTGGGAGGAAACATTTTATGTGATCTGCCAACGAATTGTGCTGATACTGGTGCTGTTTATATTCCGACTGGTTTTACTACCTTTTCCGGTGGAGTTGTTTATATTGGCCAAGCATTTGTAAATACAATTGCAAACGAGTTAATAATTCAAGCTAATTTACTGACGGCTACAAACTGGGCAATAAGCGCCGCACCCACTGCTGGAACTCGTGGAATGTTAACGTATAGGAGTGTTTGAAATGACATTAGAGCAACTTACATTCCCATTTTTAACAAATGATTTATCTGATAATGCTTTACGTCAATATCTTCGCGTTTGGCGCAACGCACAGCTTGCCGCTTCCGACTGGAC